AGGCAAGTAGGTATTAGGCAAATGAGAACTGGATTTCACTTTGAAAGTAATAAAGGTGTTGTGGTTTTTGCTAATCAAAACTCAACTAATAAATCGGAATATAAAACATTTAAAATTAATACTGGTGGTTCATCAACATATGACTTCACAGCTACTACTGGTCAAGGTCCAGATAGTACAACTAATTATGCCTATTATCACGACACTGTATACGATCCTGATACTGAGCAGCAAATTATAATAATGACGCATGAAGAACATTATAATAGTGGAGATGGAAACAAAAGGCATGGTTGGGGTTGGCACTTAAAACCTAACAAACCTAGTAACCATGATTTTTATATAGGTGTTGCTGCTAATGCGGCTGCTGTTGGTGAAACAGTTACAGTAAAAACTGTTGGTCAAGTAGCTGATACAGAAAAAACTAATTTTGGTCAAGGTGTGTATCAATACTTAGATAATGGTTCAACAATCTCATCAACTCAAGTCTCTGGTATAACTACTTCAAATGGCGATACCAATACTTTAATAGGCAGAGCAATTTCTTCTACTAAAATGATTGTTTCTTACAATTATGGTGGTGCTGGACATGATGAAAATTATCAGGTTGATGATTAAACTTTATAAATAAGGAGTAAACAATGAAGACAATAGTAAGAAATGAAGACAATATAAGTCTGTTTTATTTTGATGATGATACAGAAATTGTTGTTGGAAAAGAAACAAAAATAATAAAAGATGGTGAAGAAATACTGACTATAGCTGACAGCGAGCCAGAAGGGGTAACAATTTACACTGAAGTAGATGCTGTGCCAGATTGGTATGGTTGGAAATATTTTTATGATGGTTCTAACTGGACAGTTAATGAAGATTTTAAAGGCAGAACAGACATTGTACTTGGTATTGATAATGCTACCACTGATATAACTGTTCGATACCCAAATGCCTTACATTCATCTGGATCAATTCAAATTAACGATGAGGTTATTACATATACTGGTATTGATGGATTAAATTTGACTGGAGTAGAAAGAGGAGCTGAATCTACTACAGCATCAGAACATGCAATAGAAACATACTTAGAGCAGATCTAATGGCTAAAACAACTGTTGCAGATATTGATAAAAAAGTAGCTGTTTTAGAGCAAGCTCTTATGGATCATCAACGATCATGTGAAAGTTTATCAATGGAAACTTTAAGTCGAGTAAAAAGATTAGAGTACCTTTTATTTGCAACATTGTTTTCGGTCCTAGGTGGGACTGTTTTAGTCGTAGTACAAAATATATAAGGAGAGATTATGAAATATTTTTTAACAATAATGATTGCTGTTTTAATTACAGCATGTGCCGAGCCAGGCAGTGTTAATGTTTCTACTGTAACACCAGCAGAAACAGATCTAAAAATAACAATAGAATCCACAAGCAACAAAGACTAATGTTCTCAATCCTTGGAAGCTTAATAGGCTTCGCTGGATCTACTGTTCCCTCCATCATAGATATATTTAAAGCTAAACAAGAAAATGCTTTTAAATTAAAGATGCTGGAAGCCCAGGCTAAATACAAAGTACAAGAACAGGAAGCAAAAACAGACACAGCAGAAGTAGCTGGTGTCTATGCGCATTCACAAACAATACAATCTAAAGCAAGCAAGTGGTCCGTAACTCTAAGCTCTACTGTGAGACCAGTGGTAACTTATATGATTATTATTTTATGGCTGTCTGTAAAGCTACTTGCTGTGGTCCAGCTCTACATGGATGGCGGTGAATTATACAAAGTAATAGATAAGATCTTTACCGATTACGATGCTGGTTTGATGTCGAGCATTTGTTGCTTCTGGTTTGGATCCAGATCTATTGAGAAGATGAGAAAGTAATATGATGGATAAAATTATTGATGCAATAAAAGGAATAATATCACCAGAGCAATCTTGGTCCGCTTTTGTAATGAAAATCACAAGCCTTATTATTGTATCTGTTATTGGTTACATAGGCTTTCAGCAATACACAAGCTTGGGTGTTGAAGAAGATACTGAGATCCCAATAGTAGAAGTGTACGAGAACGATCCTGAGAAGAAAGTTAGAGTAGAGGATCTTATGACTAGGCTTCTAAGATCTGACAGAGATATTGATTCAATCTGGTTATATGATTGGGTAGATGCCAGAAACATTGTTCCATTATTTACTGAGCCAAGAAACAGCGCAGATCTATTACCAACAGGATACTGGATGGAAGGTGACGAATATGTCATCGGTCATTTTGTTTTAAGTCAATGTACTTCTCTTGATAGAGATGTACCAAACATTGCATGCCCTATAATGTCATCTGAAGATGCCTGGGGAGTTTTGTTAGTAACATATCGAGATGGTGTAACGCCTGATTTGAAAACTACAAAAGCAACAGCAATGAAAATTTCAGAAGTTTTATATTTAATAACTAGATAAAAGGGAGGTTATCATGGATAGAAATTTAAAGGCAGATACAGGATAAAATTAAACTTAGTTAGTTTATTTTGTCACATAGCTGGAAGCTGATCACAGTCAACATAATAAGTTTAATCTGTGTCTTTAGTTTCAATTATTTCATCCATGAGAGAGTCTCAATGACTTCGACTGATGTTTGTGTTGCATCGTGTAGTCGAAGAAGAAAATTAACCAACGAGTTAGACGATACAGATATGTAATGAGGAGAGTACATGAATACAGTATTAACATTTGCTAAGAGAGAAATATTTGGATGCACAGAATGTGGATCTATTGATTTCAATATTGAAGCCGAACAGCATTTAGATGAGCAAAAAATTAGCCAGCTAATATGTTCTAATTACGATTGCAGAACTGTCTATAGAATGAGTGATGATATAGACATAGAGACTAACTAATGGGTAAATCACAAAACTCAATGTCATTTGAGGAAGCTGAAGAGCTTGTTGCAAAGGCAAAGCAAATAGGTCGTAATAAACCCTGGAAGAAACAATCAGATCTAGCTTTATCTATGGACATAACTCTTGATCAATTAAAGGGTAGGTTAAAGTCAGCCAGGCACATTATTAAAATGGAAAGGGATGAAACAGATCACCAGCATTATACAATCCCTGGTCTTGAAAAAATGTCAAACCATGAAGAGATGTCTGCTAAAGAAATTATTTCGTATGCCCATCAAAATTGGAAAAAGAAAAAAGAAAAAGATGATCTATTAGAGCTGGTCCCTATAAAGTTTTCTAAAGATCTTGTAACAGGGATTTGCGTTTGGGGTGATCCACATCTTGACGATGGTGGTGCAAATTGGGATGTACTTACATCCTTGATAGAAACCTTAAAAAAATATGATCCAGATAGAGGATCTGAAGATCCAATCTATTCAGTAAACATTGGGGACAGCCACAATAACTGGATTTCTCGTCTCTCACGCTACTACATTGAGCAGAAGTTAACCAAGTCGATGGTCTACAAGGTCATTGAATATTTGATTGAAGAGATTAATTTTATTTTATTAATTCGTGGTAACCATGATATGTGGAATCCAGATAACATTAACTACGATAAAATGGATTGGTTTGCACAAGCATCTGGAACACTTGCAGTAGATTGGAGAGTAAATGTAGACTTTCAATTTCCAAATGGTGTATCAGTCAAAGGCGATTTCCGCCATGACTTTAGCGGTCATTCGCAATTTTCACCACTTCACGGATTGCAAAAGGCAAATCTATATAACACTAATGCAGATATATATGTTGCTGGACACAGACATAATTACGCAACAATGGAAATGCCATCAACTAATAAATCAAACCACGAGTCAGGATTTAAAAGCCCAGCTCACATGCTAAGAGTAAAAGGATTTAAAGATATAGATTCATATGCTGATCAGCATGGTTTTCCCAGGCAAGATTACGGACATGCTGGACTGATTGTAATAGATCCATTTACAACTCAACAGAACAGAATAAAGATCTACAGCGACATAGATTATGGAGCTAATATGATTAAATTAATGAATGACGATTACAGAAAAAAAGGAATAATTAAATGACAACATTATTAGGATCTTCACAAAGAAAAAGGAAGCAAGGACAGACTGCTGGAGTAGGTGGATCTGCTCTACCAAGTGGAACAAAATCTAATTCACCAGCTCAAAGAATTGCTGATCGTGGTAAGACAAAAGGCGTAGTCAGAACATCTGCACAGCCAAAGAAAAAACAAAAAAAATCTAACTATTAAAAAGGTCGCAGTCACAGATTAAGCCTTTCGTGACTGCACTCGTGACTGCATTCTACGGATCAATAGGAGTCATTGTGTTTCATTAAATGCTTGTAATGTGCGCTAAATGAGACTACAAGACACTATTCAAGGGGTTCGATTCCCCTAGGGACTACCATCCTTAAACCACTGTTTTATAACGATAATCACTTAAAAAAACTTTCTGTGACTCCGTCTGTGACTCCATATTTTCTGCGATTTTCCGAAGATTTTATTTCTCTCGGAAAATTCCCCTGTTGACAGGTATGTAATTTATCTATAGATTTGTCTTTGTAAGTCAAACATATCAATTAACATATAGGAGGAAATGATGGGTTACAGAATATATCAAATAGACAGAGAGTGGAGAAAAAGTTTAGGTGAGGATTGGAGAAAGCATGACTTGTCCTACATCGAATTTTCTAGCAGAGGAAATCTAGCAGATAGATGGAAGCCAGAATATTTAGATCACTATAAACATGTTGTCTCATTAAATGCTGAAGGTTTTGGAGGAGATTCTGAAACAGATTTATGGAAAGTTTATCACACATTCAACATGCATTCATTTGTTGTAAGTGGTGAAGACATTTATGAAAATGTTATCTCTGATTACGAAACAAAAACTGTTGAAAGAGATGGTGAAAAAATTACATACAAAATGTATCACTCTTTAAGCATCGGAGATATTGTTGAAGATCTTGAGACTGGTAAAAAGTTTATTCTTCACGATGACTTTGTAGATTTACAGGAGATCAACTAATGACATCTCCTTATAAAATTAGTCAAAGACAATTTAGAGCAAAAAAGAAAGGATGGTCCTCTTGGACCATCACTTTCCAAGATCCAAAATTAAAAACTGAGTATAAAGATACTTATTTTAAAACTAGAGATCTTGCCGAAGCAACTGCTAAAGAAATTTACAAGAAAAAAGTTAATAACAAAATTGTACCTAAAGCTAAGAAGAAATCTGTAGACAATGTTTATTCTATATTTATGGAAAAAGATATTGATCCTCTTTTTGATTCTAATCAGATAAGTAGGGATAGATATTCAAGATATGTCTTTGTCGGTGAATTATTAAAACAACATGATCTTGGTAAAATGATTTGTGATGAAGTTAGGACCAGTGATGTTTCAGATTTTTATAGATACAATAAATCTAAAGGCAGATCTAGGAAGACAATTCAAAATCATCATTCATGCCTAGAGAAATTTTTTGTTTGGTGTCAGATAGAAGATTATATTACTGGAAGACCTACTGTGAAAAAAATGGTTAGAGGTTTATTTCAAAATGATTCTAAATCTTTTGATATTGAAAGTATCTCTGAAGAGAACATTAAACTTATTCAAGAAAATATTTTTGATGATACATTTTCACAGTTAATGTTTTTAATGTCTATTAAGACTGGCATGAGAGCTGGTGAGCAACTTGCCCTTACATGGTCTGATATTGATTTTGATAATGATGTTATCACTATTAATAAAAACATATCTGAAGGCGAGGGAACTAAAGCTGATAAGTTAAGTGAAAGTACAGCTATAATTGGTAGAAAGATTCCTCTTAATCCAGATCTTAAAAAAGCATTATTGTCTTGGAAGATGGAAACTAAATACAGCCAGGAAGATAAAGAAGTGTTTATCAGATATGGTGAAAGATTTAGAGCTTATGGTGGTGCTTCTACTTCATCAAGTTATAATTATGAAGGACAACCAGCTAGTTATGATTCTCTTAAATACATTCTTCATAATGCAATTAAGAAGAGTGGAGCAAGATCTATAACTTGGCACAGCCTAAGACATTATGTTGCAAGTAAGCTGATCCTAACTGATGGTGACTCAAAAGATAATCTTAAAAAAATATCATTGTTTCTTGGACACCAACAGATCGCAACAACTGAGAGAGTTTATGCTCATGTGATTGCTTTAAATAATTATCAGGATGAAAAAACTTTAGATATGGTGGCTAGTTTATAAATTTAATTAAATACTAAATGAGAGGGAGCTGCGGCTCCCTTTTTTTATGGAGCAAAAAAAGATGGGACCAGAGGAAGAAACATCGTCAAACATATCACCAGAGATCCCACCAGCATATGAGATAGATTTCTATGTCGTATGCCATGGGTTAATATATACATTCCATCCAAACAATCAATGGGCAAGAGACTACTGGAGAAGGAATGTTTCTGGAAGGACCAACATGGGATATAATGTCGATGATCTGTTAGCCGAAAGTTTGATCCAGGGAATGCTCGCTAATAATATTGAAGTAACAATTTTAAATGAAGATTCTGATCATGGCTATAAGCCAGAAAAAAAATTTATAGAGACAAATTAATGACAGAAGAAAATCTTTACAAAGTTATTATGAAGATCCACGGATTAATACAATGTGAAGAGGAACAAGAATATATAGATGCCTTGCAGTACCTTTTAGATCATAATTTAGCTTTCGGCATCAGCGAGTTTGTAAGTGACATTACAAACATGTATTTGGCTGAAAAAAAACTTCATATAAGCCCTAAGAAGATAAACTAATAGGTCCTTAATACTATCTGATATAAAACTACAAATGATTCTGTATGGGGCTTAAAATGGCTTACAGCAATGCTGACAATATTACTGTACTAAACTGAACAATAATTTAACAAAACCAGCATATGCAAGTATTGCCACCATCATAATTCTTAAATAAAGATCAAATTCATCCATGTTCGACTCTTTGTCTTCTAACTTCGCTTAAATATTTTTGTTGGATGTCCTGTAGATCCTGATACAGCTCTTTTAAGATCTTATCGTTAACAGTATGATCTTCATGTGCGTATGGAAATACATCATTACAGATGTGATTAAGATCCCTACACGCATTGTATAAAATCATACCCTTATCAACTGACATCTGGATCTGTACCTCTAAGCCATGTTCTTGTTTCTTTGCAGAACCATTGGTCCTCAAATCTTTTTGGTCTATGGCTGTACTTCTTGCCCTTAGATTTTTCTTTTCCTGGTATTAACTTTTTAGCCATTTGGATTTTCCTTACTAAGTATTCCTCTTGTTAAAAACTCTTGTGCTTTTCGGATCAAGACTTGCTTGCTTGCCTTGCATGTATAAACCTTGCCTTGCACTACTACTGTTATCTTGTTCTCTGTCGGTATCACCAGCAACTCGTTTAAGGGCAATTCGATTGAACCAGTAGAGCTTTCCTTCTCTGACATGTTTGATGACTCCTTTGTTCGCAAGTCTTGTTGTCCTTCTTTGGGCTGATGGAGAAATGTCTCCCCATAAAATTTTCGAAGCTTGCTTAGTGTTGACCAAGATGCTGTTTTCCTCTGCATCTTTCATTTACTCCTCCGTGTTACCAAATAAATTTACGCTTAATAATTTAATGAAATTGTCACCAGCTTTTTCTTGGATTTGAACTCCAACTGTGTAGCTGTTTGTCTTTAACCATTTGGTAAACATATCTATAACTTCTTGATCGTCTTGGCTGGGACCTTCCTTGCCACAATTAATCCAAGCGGAAGCTTTAATATCTTTAAAGCCTGTAGCTTCTCCGTTAGCCCAGTTTTGTTTTATATCTTGGTGTACTGTAACTCTTGAGTTACCCATATGCGGTCTTCCCATTTACTTTTTCTCCTTTAATTCAGTTTCTTTTTTCTTGTAGTGTTCAAAAATACGAACATGCCCTTCAACATTCGTTTCTTCAAAAAATTTTAATGCATCTGCATTGTCCATCTTCCAGGACATGAGGGCTGGCAATCTTGTTGTTTTTACAATGCCATCAATCAAGTTAGCTTCCATTGATTTTGGATCTTGTTTTTTTATTGGAGTTTCTTTTTTTATTAGAGTTTCTTTTTTTATTGGATTGCCATCCATATCATCACCAGATGCAAGATTTAACATAGCTGATAAAATGTATCTTTTAAGATAGGTAATATCAGATCCCAAGCCTTGCAAATTGTTGCCAGCACGAAGACTATGTTCTTCTGGCATCTCAACAATAGATGCTGGACTAAGATGTCCATTCTCATGGATCATATGAGCCTGTATAAAGTTACCTCTAATCATTATGTATGGTGTAAGACCACATTCTGGTCCATGCTCTCTAAAGGCTTCTATAAGCTTGTCATAAGTAGTGTATGTATTGTTATGAGACTTGCCGTCTTTTTCAATTAACCTCATCTTGCTTTGAAACTTCACAAGAGATGAAGCTAGATCAGGATCTATCTTATCAATTGTACTGATCATCTCAGGAGCCTTTTCATTTTCTATTTTAACTATTGGTAAATTTAGATCTGCATTCATTTATATAACTCCAAATAATAATTTAGCTTCATCAAGAACCTCTGGATTCATACTGCTCCATGAGATGTGATCCCAGTCAGGAATAACCATTTGGACTAACTCTTCCAGGTTGTCACTTTTTCTTAAAATATGTTCGTGTCTTTTTAGATCTTGAACAATGTTCTGCATTGTGTTGTTCAAGTGATCTTGCTCCAACATCCAATCACCATTCTCTGGATGATAAACTTTGTTTTCTACATTGTTGGCGCAAACGATAACTGGCTGTCTGTTAAAATATGAATTGTATGCGCTAACCTGATTAAGCCATCCAGCATAAGGTGTTTTCGGAATGCTACCTTTACTCCAGGTGCGTGAACCATCCTTCCGAGGAGGATTCAGACGAGGTGATCGGATCTTTAGCTCAATCAGGTTACAAAAGTCAGGCTTGAAGTAATACGGAAGCTCAATCCCATGAAGCTCCATAAATACATCTGTTTCTCCCTCCCATTGGTTTAAGCCCAACAATTGAAAGGCATGCTCTAAACCTTGCATAGCGTGATGCACAGTATCATCTAAAGCTTCAAAGCATGCCTTTGCTTTAAGCTCGTCATTTGTGGCATATGCATAGGGTTGGTATACATCCATCTCATGGCGAGCTGTGTCCTCAATCTCCTTTCTATCTTTTGTTTGGTAGATCCTTTGTAATTCGTCTAGGGGAAGAAGACGAGCATCACAGATTGTTTGAACTGTTCTACCGAGACACATAGGAGCTGAGTCATACGAATATTTATCTATAATATTAAATGCTTGCTTTCGTATTTTTTGTTCATCTATTTTTGATTCATTTAATAGCTTCCAGGCTTTATCAGTTTGAGGTCTTATAAAAGACTTATCAAAAACTGTTTTACTAAAATGTTTACTGGCTGGATTACTATGCCATTTGAATTGATGGATCTTAGCCCAGTCTGGAAAGGTGCCAAATGAATCTCTGTTTTTTATGTTTGACTTTTCTTGCATGATAAAAATATTCATTTACAAGACCTAACAAGTCAACAACAAATATCTATTAAATCATACAAATGTCTTCACAAGTCATTACAGATGTTTATAAGGCTGTGGATAACACTAAAAGACAGAAAAAAAATCAAAAAAAAAGGGACATTTCTGTCCCTTAAAATCAAAATTTTACATTGAAGCTTAATCGTCAGATTTTTCAAATGTCACTGTCATACCTTGTGCGGTTGGATTTACTATAGAAGTTATAACTGGGGTAGCCCAATCTAATTCTATTCCGTCTACATTTATATCTGTAGGTAAAAACTTATAATCCTCATGTAAATAGTCTTCATCCAATAACTGAAATAGCCTTGGGGATTTTCTTGTTCGTCTTGGTTTTTCATACAAGATGCCAGCATAAATTTCATCTGAACCTTTAATTTTACACAAAGATAAACTGTTTAAAGAATCTCGGTGAATAATATTTTTTACCATAGGTCTATGGATAACTAACCAATAATGAAAATCTTGCATGTGAAAATCACTTTCGTCTTGAAAATTATTTCTATCATCCCAGCCAGAAAACATAATAGCAGAAGTCTTAACCTCTGGTGATGCAACAGTCATCCAATGTGTTAAATAATCACATGTCAAAAACATCTTTCTTTTAGTGGTATTAAAAAGAGTTATTTCTCTTTCTGGTCTGTTAAAACTTCCAATAATTTCCATTTGACCAGGCGCAAGAGAATTTTCATATAGATCTGCATGCTTGCATTTACTTGTCATTAAACCGAGAGGATCTGATGTTATGTTATATTCATCAAAAAGCATTGCAGAATATTTTTCAGCCATTTCAAAACTTATGGGACTTTTACCATGTCTGTGCTTTGAGATTGTTTCTGCTTTTATGCCAAGAAATTTAGCAAGCTTATTATTCTCTAAATTATAAATTAAAATTAATTCGTTTAATGAGTTTCGTAAATGATCCGATGAATCATTGTGGCTTGAGCGTAATTGCTCAACATTTTTATTATGCACTAATCTATTCTCCAACTGAATATTTCTTAAAATAACATCAGCCTTGTCTTGATGTAAAACAAAAGCTGATGGGTTTATATTTTTTATCATGTGATTGACCTCCGCCAGAAAGTATATTAACTTGGTTTAATAAGTCAAACGAATTAGTTTTCGAAATCCCAAAAATCAATAAGTAAGTTAACAATATGTGTTGATAAAAATTAGCACGCCAAAAAAGGATTCGAAATGTATTTAATAGACTGGAAGAAGTCGCAAGCAAAAGGTGAAAAGCAAATCACCTGGAAACAGCTTGCGCATAGATTTGGCATTAGCGATGGATCTATCATAAGACGATGGACTCTTGATGCGTATGACAAGAATTTTAATTTCCCTGGACCAGATAATATTCTCAATGTTCAAACAGCCACGCTTGGTGAAGTGACGAGTAAAGATTTTTATGAATGGTTTGAAAACACACAAACTGAAGAAAAGGCGGAGAAATTTCATGCAAACAGAACCTAAAATTAGAATGATAGAAAATAGACTTATGAGTGTTGATGAATGCTTTATGATCACAGCCGAGCAACTAAAGTTTTGGATGTCCCAGGATGTCTCTCCACAAGAAGCAATGGAGTCTTTGGGTATAAGAGCTAACAAAGTAACTGGAGCTGGCTGGAAGAAAGCCGACTGGATGGATGTTGGTGTGTCTCTGGTAAAGATCTGGGCTGATCATTAGTGGCAAGAAAAAAAGCTGTAGCCGTTGGCAGATGTTTTGTCTGTGATCGGATCCATTACAGCCATCTCGGTGGATGGGTTTTTAATGGAAGCAAGAAACTACTTTGCTATGAAATTAATTACATAACTGGAGAATTAAGGACAGATTGTTTTGAAAAAACGAGAAGAGAAGCAGAAGCCAGAATGGGATTGGAATGCAATCGGAGCGGACTTCGAACTGTTTCCTCAAAAGAATTACTTAGCAAAATTAAGGGCAATATGGAGGAGGATTTACAAACATGACGAATTGTGATAACGAAAAGGCTTATATAAGCAAGGGCAACGAATCAGCCCAAGATCTGCTTAATCACCTAAAAAAAATTAACTTAAAAAAAGCAACGGACTGCAAGCAACCAGTTAGCCAGGCTAATATAAGACAGCCAGATCTAAGCAAGACATTGCAAGACACAGTTAAGCATATGAATGCTTATTATGTCGTAGCAAAAGACAAGAGCCAAAAGAATGGCTATGTCGAAAACATGACACATAAGAAGCTAACAAGAGCCAGCAGTAGCATGTCCAGAGATGCCTGGAAGGATCTAGCACTGCGAGTTAGCAATATGGACTACAATCAAAAGCAAGAATGGATCAAACATGCAGAGTATTAAAGAGCATGAAATAGATCTAATACTGAACAATGGCATATCGCATCTTGATAACCTATTAGCGGAAGCATGCGAGACTGAAAAGATGATGCCTTCTGTGAGGGTAAAACAAAGGCTAACACATTGGATGGACTACAAGACAGAATGGACTGCTTATGGCTATGGCAAAGGCAAGTCACGACTTCCAAAACCAACGCCAAAACAAATTGACCGATACGATCTTGTCATAGAATTGCTAAGTGAATATTGCACACTTGAAGAGAGACAGCTTATCTGGGCTGTCAATCATAGCGGAGCATTTCGTGACAGAGGACCACAATGGTCCAAGATTGGTAAGATCTTGCACATCAATTACAGGACTGTGAAGAGACGCTACATGGATGCGATCTACAAGCTCTGGTACACACTGAAGCCGAACACACAAAATATTGACTATAAAGTGTTGCCAATGCCGTCAAATTCGCTTAATAATAGATAACCTAGAGCATTTTTGTGCGCACCTTATTTCACAAATAAATCAAAAAAATATCATCTCCTCCCCTGTAGCTAGTAGACTCATCGGCAGTCCTTTGCCTTGTCTCGCTCTAGGACTAGCCAAGAGGAGAATAGGAGACAACCATGAGAGGACTTAAAGACAAATTTGACTATGCATTACTGGGCTATTTCGAAGGGCTAACTACACCAGGCTTATATAAGCTTCTGGGCATTACATTAGCCGTAGCAATAGTGTTGTTCTTGCTATGAGCTTATACAAGAACATGAATGCTCGTAAGAAGGCTGGAACAAGTCGGAGCAAGAAGAACAG